GCTAGTGCGGTAGGAACTGTAGAGTTATCAGCACCCGCTAGCGTACCATCTGTGTTCAACAGAACTTTACCAGCGATAACAGTAGTGGCATCTGGCATTAGGTCGTCTACAGCACCAGCTAGAGATAGAGGGCTGACAATTAGATCTGCTGCTGTTCCTGTTACAACTTGGGCATTGGTAGCAAACTTTGCTGATCCCGTATGGTCTTTATTAGCTTTTCTGGCTGTGTAGCCGATTGGATTCGGATGTTTCATAGCAACTCCCTATGATGAGATTTTTCTTTTAAAGTACATGATGACAAAGTAAAACTATATCTAGAGTTGTTAGATATCTAAAATTTACATATGAATATATGTAAATGACAGTGCTTGACATATATAACGATATGGATATATAATGATATACATGAAGACAAGGCCAATATACATTCAAGTTCCGGAAAACGAATACCTTAGATTGAAAATACACGCCCTGTGCCATAACCGATCTATTCAAATGGTCATACGTAACGCTCTGTCGGAATACCTATCAGCAAATAAGATCAAAGATCAAATCATTCAATCAAATGAAGATGTCGATCACCATAAACAAGGATGATTATGGAACCACCAAGAAGCATTAAGATATTCAGCTATTCAATGATTGCGATCATGTTCATTTCTAGCTTTTTCATGATGACATCAGTAACCGTTGCAGCACTTTTCTTATATATGTACTTCGGAGACGTTAGGTGGTTTGATGAGACAGTCCAATCATGTTCTGAGAAGTGGAATATTTAACTCTCTTCCTTGTCTTTAGACTTACCTAAGGCTTCCAGCGCATACGGGCTTAGTTTATCCATGACTAGCTGGATTTTTTGAGGCTGCTTGCTGTTAAAAGCACGAATAGCCTCTTCTGTTAGCTTCAAGAATTCAGGATCAGCTATCAAGCTAGACAGTTTCCTTGTTGTTGCTGCTCCTGCTATTCCTTTCGCTATTGGCCATGGATTTCCTGATACTGCGTATCCAACCTGCTTAAGAAGTGTAAGGATAGCCGCAGCATCTGCTGCTACTGTGGCGCTCTGACTTGAGTTAAAGAACTTATTAGCAGAGTCAGCAAGTCTTCCAGCGTTTGTTTGAAGTTTCTGAAGACGCCTATATTCAGTTGGGGAAAGAAGCTCTTTTATGATTTCTCTATTTTTACCTTTCTCCAGAAGCTTGCTAAATGTTCCAAGTTTTGCCTGCTTGGTAACACTGTCCACAAGATTGCTGCCGATCACTTCATCGAACTTGAATCTCTTTAAGTTGTTGAATAGAGCTTCTCCAGCTGGATAAGTCTTTAGAGCTTGTCTTACATCTCTAATACCCTGAGCGCTATTCATCTTATCTATTATACGGGAAGGGTCTTGAGATTTGATTATTTGATCTATATTTTTGTTTCTAAACGTCTTGGCGTGGGTAGAGAAACGCTTTTGCGCCGTAACGTATTCTTGTGCAAATTTAGGATTTGTTCTTCCGTGTGAAATAATAGCTCTGTCTAGCTCTGCGTTTACCCCTTTAAGAAGCTGTTTTGCTCCGCCTTGGGTCTCATAGTTTATGATATCTTGAATCCCGCGCTTGTTATTGATCAGATCTTGAACAAATCCAGCACGACCTTCTGGATGTACTTTCAACAAGTCCTGTTTCAACTCATTAATAGCTTTCAAGACTGATTTTTGCTCTGCTGACTTTACAGATCCAGGCGTTAGTGACTTTTCTATGTCTGTTATTTTGTTGATAACACCGTCTGTGAAGACCTTAGAGCCCTGCTTAAGTTCTTTTTCAGATGATTTATAAATATCTCTAATGGATTGTAAATCTTTATCTCTAACCCTAACGATCATGTCTTTTGTAGCTTGTCCAGCCTCATACTTCGCTTGAAATCGAGAATTTCCAAGACCTTCAGCTATCTGACCATACTCTTTCTTTATGTCTGTTGTTATTTGAGTACGCAACTTCTCTAATCCAGGGCCTGTTAATCCTGACTGAGCCAACCTAGACTGAACCCATCTGATTAGATTGCTGTCTGTAATCGTTCCTAGATCTGCCTGTATTCCTGCATCACTGAAATCTTTTATGATCGTTTTCTGAAGCTGTTGTTTCTCTGATTTTGTAAATGATGCTGCCGCTTTGGCTAGTTGCTGTTTTGGATTCTTAACGGCCTTGATTCCAGCCTTTACAAGTCCAGCCGCTCCGCCAGCTGCTACATCAGCTGCTATAGCTGCCGCCATTGTTCCGACAGGACCAAACTCTCCATCTTCAGCCGCTTGTAAAGCACTACCAGCTGCAGCGCCCCTAAATGCCTCTGTCTTTCCAGGAAGGATTGCTTTAGCAAGTTCTGTTTTGCTTACACCAGATTTTGCAAGGTTCATTAGGTTTTTTGGGTTTTTTACCCAACCTGTCCATCTTGCGGCTTTCTCAAGAAAACCTTCTGGCTCAAGGTCTAGACCTGTTGCTTTTTCAGCCAACCCTTGAACACTCAAGTCTGCAGTCTGTATGTATTGTTCGGATTTCTTGGGGTCTTTTATTTGTTCGATTATGTTCTGAAGAAGATCTTCATCTTGCTCATCCCATACTCCGGTTACCTTTTGATCAAGAAGCCTTTCCAGGTCATCACTTAAGCCGCTTCTGTATGCTCCAAGCTGTGCTTGCTTGCTTGCTAGTGGAGCAACAGCAATTTCATAAGGAAGAGCTGCAGTTTGAGCTATTCCAAGTCCGTACTGACCAACTACTCGAGCTGCTTTCTCAGGAATAGACCTTTGATCTTCCTGTTTTGGCTTCTCAAATTTTTGCTGCGGCTGAGATCCTTTAATAAAAGAAAGGACATCTTGATCAGAGTATCCGGCCTCTCTTGAAGATTCAAATTTCTTTGAGAACTCAGGGCTCTTTGACAGGTAATCAATAATCTGATCATCTGAAAACCCAGCATCTACTGACCGTTGGTATTTTTCTTGGATATTCATTATGTGTTCCAAATGTCGGATAATGACGCTGCAGGCTGCTTGGTTTCTTGGTTAGGTGATTGTGCTGTATCTTTTGCATTCAAACCTGTGGATAGAATGCTTTCCATGGCAGAAATAATTCCTTCCGCCTCGGCATCACTTATAGATGAATCGTATAGCTTTTCTGCTAGTGTTTCGAATTCAATTCGATTTCTGATCGGTATGTTTGTGGCAAAAGATATCAAAGATTTACCTAACTGCTCATATTCCCCTCTACTTCTCCTTACATTATCTGGAGAAAGACGAGACAGTCCTACTGCAGAGAGAGGGCTAAAACCTAAATGACCAGTAGCTCTCAATTCTTTCATCCTGGCTAGTCGTTGAAGAGCGCCGGATTTTTCTTGGTTGGTTTTTGACTCTTCAAACTGTCTTTTCTCGTCCAATTTGCTTTGATTGAGAGCCTGTTGTTCACTAAGTTTTTCTTGTGATTGTCTCTGTTGGGCAAACTGGTTTCTCTCTTGTAAAATCTGATTTCTCTTTGATTCAAGAATCCTCATTGCAGGGACTTGTTTGTCGGCCGATACTCTGGAAAGAATCTGAGCCATGGCGCTATCAAGATCAGCAGGGTTATTAGATCGCGAAGCTTGTGAGAGTATTTCATCAATAGCTGAGCGGTCACCAGGGCCTCTTATGACAGAACCAAACTGATTACTTACTGATCTTCCTACTTCAAAAGGTGATGGTGAAGTCATAACGCGTAACCCTCTCTTGCTTGCAATGGTTGGTTTTGGTTCTGGTTGCTGCTTCCAGTTCCTCTCTTAAGGATTTCGTCAATAAGACTACTAAAACTATCACCAGCCAAAAATCCAGCTCCACCTTCTCTAGCTGCTTGGCTTGAACTTATTCCAGGCTGAACACCATCACCGCCGCCTAAAATCCCAGAAAGAGCGCTAGACTGTCTATTTAAAGCTCCTTGCTGGTAGTTCATATACTGTTCGTTTAAAAGCTGATCCATGTCTACACCAGCTCTAGTCAGCGTATCGTCTAGACCTGTTCCTCTCTGCTGACCGCCTGCTATAAAGCTCTGCTGAATCTGTGGAGCAATCTGGTTCTTGAATCGTGCTTTGGCAGGATCAACAAAAGATCTCTGAAACCCAGCTTCATCCATTGAAAAAAGATCGCTATAAGCCCCATTTCCCTGAATCGATGCGAGTATTTGATCAATTACACTGCGCTTTTGCTTCTGTAGCTTAGTCTCTTTTGGCTTTCGGTTTGAGAGAGCACCACCGAAGACAGAACCAGCTGCGCTAGCTCCTGCTGCTAATAATGCACCTGTTATTGGGTCCATGATACCCTCCTTAAATTGTTTGCCAAGTGACCGCGGTAGGACTCGTGTGTGAGGTAAGAATCTCTACCTTTAGTGTACTCGTATTAATATTTATATCACCGTTCGAAAGAAAAGTATCAGTGGTCTGACCGTCTGCCGCTCTTTCGTAGATATCAGGCTTCCTGTTAATCGCTACTGCTAGGTCTTTGTACATTATTTCTATCAGCTCCAACAGCTTCTCAGGTGTTAGATTGTCCCTACTTCCGGTATTGAATGTCTCTGATATGCGCGTCATCTTAGTCCGTTGTGTAGCCTGCTGGTTCGCAGTGAATTCTAATACTTGTTAGCTTTACTTGGTTGCTAGCCGATTCTTGCTTCATCGCCATTACCATGAAATCTGCTGTGTTGTTCACTGATACAGATATCCACTCTCTATCCTTTCTTGTACTTGTCGGCTGTAGCAGAACATCAGACTTGAAAGGTGTGGTTTCTCCATCCATGAAAATATCAAGCAGTAGATTTCCACCGTTGGTATCTATCAAAAATTCAATATGAGAGATTCTACACTGCATACCACCAGAGCGGTAAGGGTTGAAAGGAATGGTCTCTGCATAGAAGTCGATGACTTTAGAAACTGATCCACCGCTTGTCCATGCATCAAAATTAGTTGAATCCACATTGACCGTGACAGTGCTAATAGTGACAGCCGTTACTATTGCTGTCTGATCATTTATTTGAGTCATCCCTGACACGTTTGAAATAAAGACCTTATCACCAACTTGCAGCGCTTGATCTTCTGTGGAAATGACAGCTTCTGCTGCTTGTGAGATTCCTGTTATCTCTACAAAGTAGTCATCAAAGTCCTGGTTGAGCTCGTAGATAAACCCAAGGTCATCTCCAGCTAAAGCTTTATAGATTTCTTTTCCACGACCAATTTTATTCCACGTTTCCTCTGTTGTGTCCCATGTTTCCCAGGCTGGATTCTGATTTTCGTCTATGTCATTCCAAGTAAGATTCGGACCAGAGGTAGACTCGCTAAAGACACTAAAACGCTGGTCATAGACAGACCAACTTTTTTCTTCGTAGTTGTTGATTAATACTTTGTCAGCTGTAGTTGCTTGACTACCGGAGTCGACATATGACCACATAAATTGTGAAGTTGTTCTATCAAATCCACCATAAGTCTGTTCGAACTCGATCGGGTCTATTTCATCTGATGAAAAATAGGGAATTTTGTTGTCTATGCGGAGAGACTGCCTGCCGTCTGTAGAGATAATCCCAGTCTTGCCAACAGATCTCACCTCATCATTCCATACAGTAGGGGAAAAAGAAGCATCAGTACCCAGTACAGATGGTACTTTACGAGCAAAATAGGGATTAAATGCGTCTCGTGTCTTTTCAAGTATCCAGTTCGACTGGTTTACATTCAGAGAGATCTTATCACCAAGGATGACAGCTCCTTTGATGAGCTGATATGTGTCTATTTCCAGTAGGCCAGAGCCTGCAGCGTTAAAGCTATCTCCACTACCTGAACTATCACGAATTCCTGAGTATAAAATACCTTGAGGCCTTAATCGTGCTCCAATCGTTGGAACGATAAAGTTTAAACGTTCGCCGAACCAAATGACATGAGTTGCGTTAGTAAGAGCACCACCTGCAAATACTACATAGTCCGCATTATCCGCAACGTTAGTGTAATCTTTTATTAAATCATTTGCTTGATCATAGAAAAAAACATGATCCATCCCTTTACCAGTAAAAACAAAACGATTTAGACCGTTTTTGTCTGGATAGGTCGTTCCGGATATGTAATCTTCGTTATTTGTAAGACCAAAGCCGCCGTAAGCTGCTAAACTTCCACCAAAAGGAATCCTAACAAAAGAGTTGGTTCCTTCAACATATCTATAAGCAAAATTCTTATCGAATGCGAGTGTTTCGATTGTGCTTGTTAGAGTTAGGGTGTTCTGAAATATTCCCATTACACGAGTGGGAAGATGGCCCGTGAGACCTGCTCCTTCATCATAACCAAAAGAGAACTTCTTAAAGCCCTTTCTAGATTGTAGAACTTGTCGGTATATGTAGCCGTTTTTTACATTCTGGAATGAGTCGGCAGGTTCAAGAAAGTTTACACCATCTCTTGCTACACCTGTCTGAAAACCTGTAATCTCATAGATTTCCATTTAACCGCCAAACACTACATACCAGACCTGAACGGGGTCTTTGACGAGATCGTCACTATATTTTCGTGTTTCAAAGCTAAATCCTGTTGCTGTTTTCAATGTCAGATCATTGCTATCTAGCAGTTTCCAATATACACCGCCACCTACACAACCACCAAATACAAGATACTTGTTAGTTCCTAAATTTAAACCATTGAAAGTAACAGTAAACAATCCTGTTCCTGTTCTGGTCATTGTTGAAACGTGAAAATAATTCTGAGTACCAACACCTCCGGACACATCCATCAAACCGCAAGATTTTATACCAAGCAGCTGCAGGGGTTGCTCAACGTTTGCACCATAAAACTCCACATTCTGATGACTTGGAGACTCACCAGACGTTTTAGAGCGACAGTACACATTTCCGTTCATTCCAGTTGCTAGAGCGGCTGCCGCATCATTGACTGCGGAAATCATCTGCACAAATTTGTGATGGCCATCATTGGTTCCTGAAATGTTCCAGTAATGATCCACATTCATCGTGGTTTCAGTATATGTCGTGTTAGCTGCACCAGTTGGCTGGTTGTCTTTTACAGACTGTGAGCCATTTGGCCAGACGGAATTCCATGCCATAGTTATTTACCTCGCTTCTTTTTGCGTGATTTTCCAGCAACCGAATAAGCTATAGCTACGGCTTGCTTGGGATTCTTGCCTGCTTTTATCTCTTTTTTTATGTTAGTCGCGATACCTGCTTTAGTTTTCGCTTTCGCACCTTTCACTAACGGCATTGCACTACTCCTAGAAGCTTGGAAGCCCTCTGCAGATCTTTATTTGATTATGCGTTCGTGTAAGCATAAGCTTTCTCTCCCTTGCATAGTCTCTCTTAAGAGACGCTAAGATGTTATCCGCATACCTGTAGTCCATGGCGTAGTTAACAGCTGCTCCGTACGCTAAGAATCTAAGCCAGTAGTCATAGTCTAATGCTGGATCTCCTACGGCGGAGAAGTCGGAATGCTTCTTATAGCCATAAAGAGTGATCGTGTAGTCCGTATCTGGAATCGTTCTGAACGTGAACTCGTTTCCGTAGAACAACATAGCCGTTGGCTGACCAAGTGTTAGAACATCCTCGTTCTCTACTCCCCAATACCCGAAGAATTCACCTGGATTTAGATAAATCTGCAGTGGAGTCCACGAAAGTGATCCTGCAGGAGGATTTGTTAAACTTATGAATCCGTCACCGTTGATACTTTCAAATTCAAATGACGCACCAACATCATTAAAAGTATAAACACCAGTCGTGTTGGTCTCGTCAATTTGAAAAACAAGTGTGTCCCATTGCTCAAATAAACGGACCTCGCTTCCCATGGTTAGGGAAACGAAGTCGTTTAAATACGATAGGAGCGTTGCGTCACTAGAATCGGGATCATTTGCGTTACGACGTGAGATTGCCAGTCGCATAATTCTAAGGGCATCACTGACAAACCTAGCCATCGTTACTCCGCATATGTTGTTCTAAGTGTAAATCTTGGTTCTTTGTGAGAAATTCTGGTCTCTTGTGAGCCATCTGCATTTTCGTACCACTTCCAGTGTGGGACACCTTTTTCTGCTAGATAGTTGATCACAACCCTAGGTAGATCGTAAGTCTTTCCTGGATAAAGTACCTTCTCAAAATGAATTAAATGGTTGCTAAGGAAGACTGGAATAGCATTAAGAGGCTGGTCAACGCGACCAAACACGATTCGCTCGCTTGGATGGAGCTCAACAGGGCACGGTTTGCATGGATATCGGCATACACGTAAGCGTTTGTTCTCCTTGCGAGCTGCAGCATTATAGGCTTTGTGCTCTTCATAAGTTGTTAGAGGCATCTCATCGATAGCGCCTGTTTTAGGGGCTTCGGAGATCATCTTTTCCATAGTTTCTGTCTTTAATTTTGACATTCTATGTACTCCATTTAAAAATTGAAGGTTCTAAATTAGTTCTACCATCAGACACATATGTCTCATAGTTTGTTGAATCGATATAATCTTGCGTAATCGGGTCTTTCAAAAGGAAAGTTGTAGTCGAGTCTACTTCTATTAAATATTCATTTCCGTTTATCTGTGACATGCCTCTCTTATACGGCATCACATTTCCAAGATCAGAAAGAGTGACATGCTGACCAGTCGTATACCCATGAACATCAGTAGTAGTAACCTGGCATTTAACTGCCTTGGAGACTGCTGATATCAACGCTCTGTATGCTGCCTGTCCTGTCACTTCTACTCCTTACAGTATAAAAGGGTAACCCCTTGCATAAGGGGTTACCACATTCTTTAGACTAGCAAATCACCAAGATCTATAACTTGACCGAACTTCTTAACTTCAATCAAAAAGACATCTGAATCACTATTCATGATCGCTGATCCGGCAGTAAGCTTGTATTCGATCTCATTATAAACAAAAGGAGTCTGTCCATATGGTGAAGATGCTGAATACGGGCTAACTTGAGGATTGTTAAGAGACAGGGAGCGGCTCTCTAGATCAACTCGACCGCCTGCTACCCAAGTAGTAAAGGCTGAAGAATTAATAGGATCGTCGCTTACTGGATCTTTTAGCGAGAATGTAGTGCTAGAGAGAACAACGATGCGATAACGCTTGTTGTTAATCTCATCCATGCCGCGAGCTGTTGGCATATCGGACCCGAGGTCTGTTATGCGTACGATTTGATCTGTCTGTAAACCGTGAGCTGCAGTAGTCGTTACTACGCACGGATTAGCTTTAGAAACGCCAGAAATGAGAGACCTGTAGGCAGGTGCTCCACCATCAGTGTTAGCAACGGTGAACCCGTTGGTTCCTTCAAATATAAAGTTAAATGACTGAGCAGCAGCTGAATCAATTACTTGCTGTTGATAGGCATCTGTGTCTGTAGTCTGTCCACGAAACCAAAAGGATCTTGGAAGGCCACCAGCCGTTCCTGTCCAGTCCGTTAAGTTGTTAAAGATAACAACGTCAGGTTGGAAGTTAAATGTAAAAGTATGAGCAGTTCCCGCAGAAATAAACTTGTAGGCTTCGCTCATAGTTTGACCTAAATGTAGATCTGACATAATAGCTCCTTTACGCTAGTGCTTTAGTTGCTAATAGAGTAACGATATGAGAATCGTCTAGGATCGCTGCGTTAAAGAACGCGGTGAATCCCATGCTTTGAAAGCGGTTCAAATAATCGTTCCAGCCGAGGGGCTTTAGGATCATTTCAGTCGCCATCTGGTCAATCGTTACATAGCCATAAGCATTAGCACCGATGAAAGTATTGCTGTACTGAGGAGGTGAATCGCTAGAAACGTTTACGAGTGTAGACGTTACCCATCGAGCTTCATCAGTTGCGCCAAACTCAGATTTTAGAACGCTTTCTTGTGCGCCGTATCCTGCGGTAGGTACGAAAGAATCAAGAGCACGAATGTCTGCCTTAAGTTTAACGTGAGCAGCGACCCAAAAAGCTGCTTCCACGGGTCCGGTTCCAAAGCGGCTGGAGCCATCGACCGTTGGGGTCATCTTCTCTGTATTGTTCTCGTCTAGATAAGCAATAGCACGGTTGACGTCAATCTGAGTAAGCTCAGTGATTGCATTTCCGTTTACGCCATTCAAGCATGAGATCTGAGCGACAGAAGAAGCCCAAACATCGCGAGTCACC